AAACCCAAACCAAGAGATTGGATTGAGAATTACTTCGTTCAGGCGATGTTCTATGGAATGGCACTCTATGAAATGACTGGTATTAGAGTCAAAAAACTAGTCATCATTATGGCGTGTGAGAACGGCGAATGTGTTGTCTATGAGGAAAGAGACCTTAAAAAATATATGAAACTTGTGGTTGAATATATTAAAAAGTTTGTGAATGACAAACTTGAACTGATGTCCGCTTGACGAATTGATTATTATAACTTATAATACATACTATTACTGCTAAACTATGACAAACATACTAGCGACATTCCTAGAGATTAATATAGAAGATATGGAACCCACCGAATCAAACAAAGAATTAGAGCAGGCAATAGAAGATAAGTTTCTTACACCTTCCAAGTTTGCCCTAGAAATAGAAAAAATAGTTGCGGAAGAAAACTGTAATTATATTGATGCCATTTGTCATTATTGTGAAATTAATGGTATTGATATTGAATCAGTCACCAAACTAGTTTCTAAACCTCTTAAAGAAAGATTAAAGTATGATGCGATTAATCTTAACTTTATGAAGAGAACCTCGCGTGGGAAGTTGCCTATCTGATGTCACCATTTGAAACTTATCAGGCTTATTTGGGAATCAAGAACCATTTCAGCAATCCCAAATATGATTACTTTAAATATAAAAAAACAAGAGCAACACTAACTTCCTTTAATAAAAGAAAGGACCGGTATTTCTTCGAGAAAACAAGTCGTAAATACCAAGATAAAGAAATAGTAGATTTTCTAGTATCAAATTTTGTAGCAACCGATAATGTTAATGGAATATGGATTGGCGAAATTATCAATTCTGGAGAAAGAACCTACCAAGAATGGATGAAAAGGCAGCAGAGTCTGACTTACTTATTCAAGGAGCAATCGACAGAATTGTTCTCTCAGGCAAAATTAGAGAATGTATTCGACTGCTCGAAAGGTCATCCAATTCTTCTCAAAACATTTCTAAAAAGTGAATTGGCACCCGAAATAATGGTAATCTATGATATAATATTCTCGTATATTAGTGAGTTTGATAAAAAACTTCTGGACCCTGTGTGGGAAACTGTAAGTTTAAAAATAAAAAAATACAAACCCTTTATACATATTGATATATTCCAGTACAAGAAACTTTTACGGGACATTATAAATGAGTAGTTTTTTTGATTCTGAACTTATTCAGGAAGAACTTAAAGAAATTCACGAACTCCAAGAGTTTATATACAATAGTATTTTAACTTTTGGTATGATGCCCCGTGAAGATAAACTGGAACATATTGATAAAATGACACGACTGCTTGAAAAGCAGCGGATTATGTATACAAGACTTTCTCTTTCCGATGACCCTCAGGCAATTGAGATGAAAGAGAATCTGAGAAAGTCCGTTGCTCTGATGGGATTCCCACCAGAGACTGATATGAGCATTCTCTTCAGTAGTATGACAAAAACAATTGAATCGCTCAAAAAGTATCTTGACTGATGATAAATACTTATGCCTGATCGGGTGACACTTTTCAGGTGGGAAAAGGGCACTTGTTGCTCTTTTCTTGTATAAATACTTATGTCACCCGATTAGAGAAGAATGAAAAAGCACTTTTATGTGTATTATTCCTATGAGGAATATGGAAGAGGTTATATTGGAAAAAGAGAATGTAAATGTCTTCCAGAACAAGATATAAAATATTTTGGTTCCTATAAAGATAAAACTTTTAAACCAACTCAAAAAATAATATTAGAAACTTTTGAGAATGTGGAAGAAGCACTTGAAGCAGAATGTGCCCTTCACGATTTTTATAAAATAGATAAAAATCCTCACTTTGCTAATAGAGCAAAACAAACTTCTACTGGATTTTATTATAATCCACCTAAAGGCGAAAATAATCCAGCAAAGAGTCCAGAAGTTAGGAAAAAACTATCCGATGCTGCTAAAAATAGAAAAGCATCTGAAGAAACAAGAAGAAAGATGAGTGAATCGCATAAAGGAAAACCTTCTCCAAAAGGAATGTTAGGCAAAAAACTTACAGAAGAGCAACGGCAAAAAGTACGAGAAAGAAAAGTAGAAAGGGATAATAAAACTTGGATAATAAAAGATCCAGAAGGAAAATTACATACCACTAATAATTTAAAATATTTTTGCCAGTTAAATAATTTAATTGATTCTGGTATGCACCATGTAATTTCCGGAAAAAGAAAACATCATAAAGGATGGACTAGGGCTTGACATCCCTTTATAGATCTTCTATAATAAAGTTGTTGCAAAACAAAATCTAATTTATCCAAAAAATCCAAAATGAGCTTTTCGGACTTAAAAAAACAATCTAAACTTGGTTCTTTGACTGAAAAACTAGTCAAAGAAGTAGAAAAAATGAATAATTCTGGCAACTCTTCTGATGACCGTCTGTGGAAACTTGAATGTGACAAGGCAAATAATGGATATGCCGTTATTCGTTTCCTGCCTGCTCCTGATGGGGAAGACCTACCATTCGTCAAAGTCTATTCTCACGCCTTTCAGGGTCCTGGAGGATGGTTGATAGACGCTTGCGCGACTACTCTGAATCAGAAGTGCCCCGTGTGTGAGCACAACTCTGGTCTCTGGAACTCCGGTATGGACTCCAATAAGGAAGTGGCACGTAAGCAGAAGCGTAAACTGACTTACATGAGTAATATCTATGTTGTCAAGGACCCCGCTAATCCTGATAATGAGGGTAAAGTTTTCCTCTTTAAGTATGGCAAGAAAATCTTTGACAAACTCACCGAGGCGATGCAACCCGAGTTTGAGGATGAGACTCCTATCGATCCGTTTGACTTCTGGACTGGTGCCAACTTCAAACTGAAGGCAAAGAATGTTGCCGGTTATAGGAACTATGATTCCAGTGAATTTGCCGCTCAAGGTGCTCTTCTGAGTGATGATGATGCTATGGAAGCAATCTGGAAAAAACAGTATTCTCTTTCCGAGTTTGTTGCTCCCGACCAGTTCAAGTCCTATGAGGAAATGAAGAAGCGTCTTGAATCTGTTCTAGGTGGAAAGACCGCTCGTGTTGATTCTGAAGTTGAGGACGAGGATGACTATCGTGGTCCTGCTCCTTCTCTGACTGAAGACCTGCGTAGCGAACTCAACAATCTGAAACCGACTCGTCCTGCTGCGGTTGATGAAGATGACGATGACGACGCACTTTCATACTTCCAAAAGTTAGCTGAGTGATAATGTAGTAAAGAGGAGAGAAATCTCCTCTTTTTTATGGCATCGTGACTCTTGTGTTCTCGGTACGAATTAATTTATCATTTACATATTGCGATGATTTGTCATAGGTCATCGCTTTTCTTGTATCATTAATAACCTGTTGAAGATATGAAGGTTTAAGAACATATATGTCTCTTTTCTTATTATTTTTTCTGACTTCATATTCATAATTACTAATACCAACAACAGGATTCAGAGTTTGTATGGGAACATTGGGGTTTGGGATAGTGAAGGTAGAATCTACAATCTTACCTGCTGGAAGTATGAGTCTTCCTCTAGAATCTTTGACTTCTGTGGTTTCGTAGTGATGAACCGCATTTAGGTCATTTCCATATAATTGTTCCGAGTACCTGTAAATGTCTCTATCAGCAAGCGGCCATTCATTTCTTACATTTACAATACCGGCACCAATTAATACAACCCAATCATACTGAGAACTTCCATAAAGTTCTTCGGCAACCGTATCTGGTCTTGCCCCTTCTTGAATTTCATACTTATTGAATATGGTAAAAACATTTTGTAAGTCATCACGCAGTTTAACTCTACGAAATATATTTTTTACCAATAAGTATTCATCGGAACCTTTACTAGTTGATAGGAATGATTGATATTCTAGGTTTGGAAGTTCTCTGAAGTAAGACATTAGAATCCTGTTCCTCTAATTGACGACTTATAATCACCGTTTGATTCCACATAATCCTCACGGTAGATTGGTGTGAGTTCTTGGAATGTTAGAGTCATTTGCATATGAACCGGTGTTGCATCAGAATATGTGGCATA